GGATGGCACCGTGCTCGCGGGTAACGGGATGCTCGAGGCGGCACGTTCGCTCGGGTGGGATCGTGTCGCGGTCACGGTCGTCCCAGACGAGTGGACGGATACGGAGGCGCGGGCGTTCGCTCTCGCCGACAACCGATCCGGTGAACTAGCCGAGTGGAACGTCGTCGTCCTTGACGAGCATCTGGCCGACCTCGCCGTCGAGGGCTTTGACGTCGTTGCGTTCGGCTTCGATCCCGTGTCCGTCGAGGAGTTGACGGGCGTCAAGCCGGGGGACGACGACTGGAAGGACGCGTTCGGCGCGACCGCGAAGGACGGCTCAGACTTTCAGCAGATGACGTTCGTCCTCCACGCGGAACAGGTTGAGACGGTGAAGGAGGCGATCGCGGCGGCCGCGGCTATGGGTGCCTTCGACTCGCCGAACCAGAACCGCAACGGGAACAGTCTTGCACGGATCGCGGAGACGTTCCTCACGATCGCCGGCGGCGACCATGTCGGCTAAGGACATAGTCCTCCGGCCGATCCCGGCGGAGACGGCTAACGCGCTCGTCAAGCGGATCCATTACTCCGGCAAGGTCACGCAGAACTCGCAGATCCACATCGGCGTCTTCCTCAACGGCGTGCTGCTCGGCGCGCTGCAGTTCGGACCGTCGATCGACAAGCACCGGATGAGAGGTCTCGTTGCTGATACGCCTTGGAACGGCTTCGCGGAACTCAACCGGATGGCCTTCGACGAACGTCTGCCGCGGAACTCGGAAAGTCGCGCGTTGGCGATCGCGATGAGACTGCTAAGGAAGAACGCACCGCACCTGCAATGGATCGTCTCCTTTGCCGATGGCGCTCAATGCGGCGATGGCACGATCTACCGGGCGTCAGGCTTCTACCTGACCGGGATCAAGCGCAACTCGTCGATGCTGCGGCTCGAGGATGGCACCGTCGTCGCCCGCAAGTCGCTTGATGATCACGTCTCCGCCGATGGGCGTTACCTGTCGGCGATCGCCCGCGAGCGCGGCATCAAGCCGATCGAGGGCTACCAGTTGCGGTACGTCTACTTCCTCGATCCGACCGCGAAGGACCGCCTCACCGTTCCGGTGCTGCCGTTCAGCGCGATCGATGAGGCAGGCGCTAGGATGTACCGCGGCATACGCGCCGGAAGCGTAGACAGCGACGCGCCCACCTTCCGGGTGGGAGAGGGCGGTGCGAACCCGACCCCGGCGCTCTATCGGGATGCGGATGGGCAGTAGAGGTCCGCTCCCGAAGGAAGAAGGCAAGCGGCAGAACCGTCGCGCCCGATCGAACATGAGACTGATCGAGCAGCACGATGCCGCCCCGGTCATCGTCCCCGATCCGCCCGACGGCCTCTCGCCGCGGCAGATGGCTTCGTGGTCGGAGTTCTGGCAGTCGGAGTTGTCGCGTCTCGTCAAGACGACCGATCACGCGCCGGTCCGACGCCTATGGGCGTACTACCAGCAGCACGAGGATCTGACGAGCATCTTCGCCAAGGGCCGGATGGTCGCTGGGTCGACCGGGCAGCCGCGCCTCAATCCGGCGCTTGACGGTCTCATGAAGTTGGAGACTGCCATCGTCCGGCTTGAGAATGAACTAGGGCTAACGCCGTCGGCGCGCCTGCGCCTCGGGATTACGTTCGCCGATGCGGCCTCGAGCCTCGATCAACTCAACGAGCGGATCCAAGCGGATCTCGATACCGACGACGACGAGATCTGGGGGTGAGCCGTCCGCGCCCCCGCTACACGCTCGGCCACGCCGTCGGCAAGTGGATCGAGCGCGTCTGCGTCCACGGACCGGGCGACGTACTCGGCAAGCCCGTCGTCCTGACGGCCGACGAGCGACGCTTCCTGCAATGGGCCTATGAGATTGACGAAGACGGACGTCGGATCGTCCGCCGCGCCGTCCGCGGACTCCCCAAGGGTGGCCGGAAGACTGAGTGGGCCGCGTGGATCGCACTCGCAGAACTCTCCGGCCCGGTCCGCTTCGACTATTGGCAGAAGGACGGACGGAAGAAGATCCCGCGCGGTCGCCCCGCCCACGACCCCTACGTCGTCGCCGCCGCGTCGACCTACGAGCAGGCCGATCTGCTCTTCAATGCGGCGCGCGCCATCGTCGAGGAGTCACCGCTCTCGCAGTTCTTCGAGACGTTCGACAAGGAGATCCAGCGCAAGGATGGCCCCGGCGTACTCGTGCGCGTGCCGGCCGTAGCGGGAGCGAATGACGGTCTGCGTCCGACGTTCTGCGCGTTTGACGAGACTCACGAGTGGACCGGGACGAAGCAGCGCGTCCATCTCGTCCTCGAGAACGGTCTTGCAAAGCGCGCGGACGCGTGGTCGCTCTCGATCACGACGGCCGGGAACCCCCGAGTCGAGTCTGTCGCGCGCCAGCAGTACGAGTATGGCAAGCGCGTCGTCTCCGGGGAGATCGACGATCCCGGTCTGCTGTTCGTGTGGAACGAGTCGACCGTTCCGCTCGACCAACTAGCGGACCCCGATCGTCTCGAGGAGGCGGTGCGGCAGGTCAACTCGGAACCGTGGAAGCGTGTCGATGATCTCCTACGCCGCTATCAAGAGGTCCCGCTCCACGAGTTCGCCCGCTATCACCTCAACGTCTGGACGGAACCGGACACGGAACGCTGGCTTCCTCCCGGCGTCTGGGCGGACCTTGCCGACCCGTCCCGCGAGATCCCGCCCGGATCCGACGTCGTCCTCGGCTTTGACGGTTCCTACTCCGGTGACTCGACGGCGCTCGTAGCCGTGACCGTCGAGGATGCGCCTCACGTTCAGGTTGTCGGGCTGTGGGAACATCCCGGCGGTTCCGAGCAGTGGATCGTGGACCACGACGCGGTCGAGGCCGAGGTGTATGCCGCCTTCCGACGGTGGAACGTGCGAGAGATGACCGCGGATCCGCCGTACTGGCAGCAGCAACTTGAGCGCTGGGCGTCCGAGTTCGGCGAGGATCGCGTGATCGCCTTCAATACGGCCGTCCGTAAGCGGATCGCGCAGGCCGTCTCGTCTTTCTACCAAGCGGTCACGACGGGCAAGATCTCTCACGACGGGCATCCCGGACTAGCCCGACACGTCGATAACGCTACGCTCAAGGAGACGGCTCAGGGCGCCTACATCACGAAGGAGTCAAAGTCGTCGCCGGCAAAGATTGACGCCGCGATCGCCGCGGTCATCGGATACGAGAGGGCATCGTGGCACCATCGCCATACGCAGGACGTCTCCGCGGGCTTCGTGAGTCTCTGACTCGGCGTGCCGCGGTAATACTCGAGGCCGCCGGTATCATCGCGATAGCGGTCGGGATCGCCTTCTACTCGCCGCCGGCCGGCATCATCGCAGCCGGCGTCGGCCTTCTCGCGTTCGGTCTGGCCGCCGAGAGGAACGGCTGATGCTCGGAAGACTGCTCGAGACCCGCGGCGCTTTCCAAGAACTCTGGGGGTCCGGCGCCCTGTTCGAGCGCCCATCTCCCTCGGGTGTCTCGGTCACCCAGGACACGGCCCTCCGACTGTCCGCGGTGTACGCCTGTGTACGTCTTATCTCCGACACGGGATCAACTCTCCCGGTGGATCAGTTCGTCCGCCGCGACGGCGCCCGTTACCCGTTCCGTCCGAAGGACGCGTGGGTCGACCGTCCGTCCACGCTCGTCGACCGGACTACCTTCTATCAGCAGGTGTATGTCTCGCTGCTCCTTGACGGTAACGCGTTCGTCACGATCGCCCGCGATGGCGGACAGATCGTCGACCTCAACGTGCTCAACCCGATCGACGTCGACGTCAAGTCCGGAACGCTCGGCCCGTACTACACGATCAAGTCAACGGGCCGGGTCATCCAGCGCGACGAGATGCTGCACATCACCGAGATGCTTCTGCCCGGGCAACTCCGCGGCGTGTCCCGCGTCGAGAAAGCGAAGGACGCGCTCGGCCTCGGCCTAGCACTCGAGGAGTACGCCGGCCGGTTCTTTGGTAACGGAGCCTTCGCAGGCGGCGTCATCGAGTGGCCGGGATCCCTCACCCCCGAACAGCAGGAGCAGTTGCGGGACGGATGGGACGCGCATCACCGCGGACTCGGTCGATCGCATCGTCCCGGGATCCTCTGGGGTGGCGCGAAGTTCACGCCGACGACGGTCAATCCGTCCGAGTCTCAACTGCTCGAGGAGCGACGGTTCGCCGTCGAGGAGGTCGCTCGGATCTTCCGCGTGCCCGCCTTCATGCTTGGAGTCACGACGCCCGGGGCCGTCTCCTACGCGTCCGTAGAGCAGCAGATGCTGTTCTTCACGCAGCACACGATCCAGCCATACGTCGCGAAGATCGAGGACGCCTTCTCTCGGCTGCTCTCTAATCCGCAGTCGTTCCTCCGCTTCAACCTCAACTCGCTCGTCCGCGCAGATCTCGCAACGCGCACCGCGGCCTACAACTCGTCGCTCCTCGCGGGGTGGCACTCGATCAATGACGTCCGCGCGCTCGAGGATCTGCGTCCCGTCGACGGCGGTGATCAGTACCGCGTTCCGCTCCAGAACATTCCGCTCACCGACGCGCCCGTCGCGACGATGCGGGAGAAGGCGCAGGCCGCCCAGACGCTCGTGAACGCCGGCTTCGAGGGCGACTCCGTCGCGCGCCTCCTCGGGATCGACGCGGTCCACGGCGGAACAATCTCTGTCCAGCAGCAGCCCGAGGTTCAGGAGTAGCAATGCCTATCTCTAGCGGACAGGTCGCGGTCGGCACGGCCGCGACGCTCATCGACACGACCGACGTGATGCCGTTCGAACTCCAGATCGCGAACAACGACAACACGGACACGGTCTACATCGGCGGCTCCGCGGTCACGACGAGCGACGGGATGACGGTCCAGAAGTTGGAGCACCAGTTGTTCCGGCTGTCGCCCGGCGACCGTCTCTACGCGATCTCGACGAAGACGGGACACACCATTTCTTACGTCAAGACGACGCGAGACCGCTGATGCCTTACTACATCGCGGACGACGCTCCCGACTGCGCCGGCTGGGCGGTCGTCAAGGACGACGGCGAGCAGATCGGTTGCCACGAGACGAAGGAGGCCGCCATCGAGCAGATGGTCGCCGTATCAATCGCCGAAGGCATCGAGCCGGGTGGCGAGCGTGCCGATCCCGACGAAGTCTCGGTCGGTGACTACGTCCACTGGGACTCAAGCGG